TACCCGTGTCCCCGACGGCGCCCACCGCCCTAAAAAAAATAAAAACTGTGCCAACTATTGCGTCCACTGTCACCGAGATGACAGAGGCACACGGCGAGCAGTCAAAGAATCCGTTTATTGAGTGGGCGAAGAAGTACTACCGCAACCCTGTGCTCTTTGTCCAGGAGGTGCTCAATACGCAGCCTGACCCGTGGCAGAGGGAGTTTCTGATGCACATTGCCAAGGGTGAGCGACGCATTAGCGTGCGAAGTGGCCACGGTGTAGGGAAGTCAACGGCAGCGGCCTGGGCGATTATTTGGTATGCGTTTCTCAGGTTTCCGGTGAAGATTGTGCTTACGGCGCCCACCAGCAGCCAGTTGTATGACGCATTGTTCGCGGAGTTAAAGCGCTGGGTGAAGGCGCTGCCCGAGACATTGCAGAACCAGTTGGAGGTTAAGCAGGACCGGATCGAGTTTAAAGAATTCCCTAACGAGGCGTTTATCTCTGCACGCACGTCAAGGGCCGAGCAACCGGAAGCCTTACAAGGCGTCCACAGTGAGCACGTCATGTTGGTGGCAGACGAGGCCAGCGGTATCCCCGAACAGGTGTTTGAGGCTGCAGCCGGTTCCATGTCGGGGCATAGCGCTGTAACTTTGTTACTAGGTAATCCGGTAAGGTCCAGCGGATTTTTCTTTGATACGCACAACCGTCTGGCGGGTGACTGGATCACGATGAAGGTTTCATGCGCTGACTCGCCCCGCGTGTCAGAGGCCTACATCGAGGAGATGAAGTCTAGGTACGGCGAGGAGAGCAACGCCTACCGCATTCGCGTGCTGGGAGAATTCCCTAGGTCTGATGACGATACGGTGATCCCGATGGAGTTGCTGGAGATGGCCACACAGCGGGACGTGGCGCCTAGTCTGAGCGCGCGCCTGGTGTGGGGATTGGACGTGGCCAGGTTTGGCTCAGACAGGAGCGCCCTGTGCAAGCGCCAGGGTAACGCGGTGACCGAGCCGATTAAGACGTGGAAGAATTTGGACCTGATGCAACTGACCGGCGCCATAGTGTCCGAGTATGAGGTTTTGATGCCCAGCCAGCGTCCGCACGAGATACTGGTGGACAGCATTGGTTTGGGCGCTGGCGTAGTTGACCGGCTGCGCGAGCTGAACTTGCCGGCCAGAGGGATCAATGTATCGGAGAGTCCGGCGATGGGCGGTACTTATAGGAACTTGAAGGCAGAGCTGTGGCACAAGGCCAAGGCGTGGCTGGAGCAGCGTGACTGCACCATGCCCAAGGATGACCTGTTGATCTCTGAGCTGGCCACCGTGCGGTATTCGTTTACGAGCAGCGGCAAGATTCAGATTGAGGGCAAGGACGAGATCAGGAAGCGCGGGTTGGCGAGTCCTGATAGGGCAGATGCGTTTTGCTTGACTTTTGCCAGTGACGCTATCACAGGTGCGTTTGGTTCTGCGTCCAGCAATAAGTGGGGACAGTCACTGCGCAGGAACATACCCCGCGTAGCATAATTGGCGTAATTAATTTCTAGGAGTGAAACCATGAAGATGACCAAGGCGCAGAAGAAAGTTGGCAAGGTGATGCATGAATTTAAGACCGGAGGCTTGCACTCTGGACCAGGCGGCAAGGTAGTAAAGAATCCCAAGCAGGCGATTGCGATTGCACTGTCCGAGGCCAAGATTAAGCCTAAAGCAATGAAGGGGAAGATGTAATGGCCACCAGTATGCGCGACGTGCCTGCGCGCTACCAGGGCGCGATGAATCAGATGATGAGTAAGACCAGCACCAAGTGTCCGCTGCCTACGCAAGACGTGACGTTGAATCTGAAGAACCGCGCCAAGGCGATTACTACTGCGGCGTATGGTCCTGAGAATCCCGCGCTGCCCAATACCGATTACTGGAAGAAAAAAGCCAATACCTGGAGCGTGACGATTGCTGACGCCAAGCAGAGCCGGTGCGGTAACTGCGCCGCGTTCAATGTGCAGGATGCCATCAAGGAGTGCATTGCCAAGGGTATTGGTATGGAGGCAGACCCGTGGGGGACTATTGCTTTGGCTGATCTGGGCTACTGCGAGATATTCGACTTCAAGTGCGCGGCCAGCCGTACCTGCGATGCGTGGGTTGTCGGTGGCCCTAATGATGGCAGCAAGGACAATGAAGAACCGATGGACACGCAACTGGAAGGCGGCGTAGAGGAGTGATCTGCCCCATTGTCATATCCACAGTACACGGCAAGGGCTTGGGCGTTTTGCTTGAGTCTATTAAGCAATACTGTCCGGAGATACCTGTTTATTTGCGCGGCCCTGAGTCCGTGATTGAGCATTTTGATGCCGACGTGAAGGTGTTTGCACAAGCATCAAACTTTGGCAACGACTACAACGGCATCATTAACCGCGCACTTGAGGACTTTGAGTCCGTGGTGGTGGCCAATGACGATATCGTGCTGACGCCCACCAGTTACAAGGTTTTGATGGAGGACGTGGACATATTGCTGGACATGGATTTATCTGTCGGCTGGGTGGCGTCAAGGACAGATATGGCACGTCAGGTGCAGAACATTAGGTTTAATCCTGATGGCGAGACGATTGATATGTGCCGGTTCAAGTACGAGTCCAAGATCAGGCCGGCAGAAGTAATCAGCCCGATATTTGCGTGGATACACGGCGACACCTTCAAAGAGGCCAATTTCCCACCACTGAACTGGTACTCCGATGACGTTAACTGCCTAGACCTGGCCGCGAAAGGCTTTGAGCACTACGTCTCTACCAGTTATGTGCATCACGTTGGCAGCCAGACAGTTGGCACAAACGCCGAGAAATTGACCAACGAGGCAGTGCCTTGGTTGCTTAAAAACAGACCCGAATATGCCAAGCAGTGGTTTAACTCTTAACTTGGGATCGGGCCGTGATTGGCGCGATGACTGCGTCAACATGGACATTAACGAGAACAAGAACCCCGATTGGCATGGAGATATCTGTACGATCGAGTGGGGACAGAAGATACAGACTCACGCTGGTGAGATAACGGTAGAGCCTGGAATATTTACCAAGATACTCGCGCAAGACGTGCTGGAGCACGTCCCAGACCTGGTTAAGTGCATGAGGAACTGCCTGGATTTACTGGACGTTGGCGGAGAGATGCACATCCACGTCCCGTATGAGTTATCACTTGGAGCGTGGCAGGACCCGACCCATGTTCGTGCGTTTAACGAGAATTCGTGGGTTTATTACTGCGCCTGGCACTGGTACTTAGATTGGAAGGATTTCCGATTTGAGATGAAACACCTAGAGTACAGGCTGTCAAAGTACGGCGAAAGCCTAGAATTAGAGCAAGATGAGTTGCTACGCACACCGCGTGCGGTTGACTCCATGTACGTCGTTTTACGAAAGATACCCGTATGAAAGACCTAGAGATAACCACCGACGTGTCGGCGATGGAGCAGATGGACGATGACGAGCTTGAGGCGATTATTGGCCAGGACCTGACCGACGCCGTCAGTTATGTGGACTCTGACTTGTCGCCCATCCGTGCGCGTGGTACTGAGTATTACCGAGGCGACCCATTTGGTAATGAGGAAGATGGCCGGTCCCAGGTGGTGGCGATGGAGGTGCGGGACACTGTTTCGGCCATGATGCCCAGCCTGATGCGAGTGTTCTTCTCCAGCGAAAACGTGGTGGAGTTTGTGCCAGAGGGTCCCGAGGACGTGGCATTTGCAAAACAGGCAACCGATTACGCTAACTTTGTATTTAACTCGGACAACAACGGGTTTATGACCACCTACGCCATCTTTAAAGATAGCCTAGTCAGGAAGTGCGGAATTGCTAAGTATTGGTGGGAGGAGACAGAGTCTGTCAGGATTGAGGAATATTCTGGCTTAGATGACCAGACATTGCAGATACTTGCGCAAGAAGATGCCGAGGTCAAGATTGTCGTCTCTTACCCTGATCCTGCCGCAGCGCAGGCGATGCAGAGCATGGCGCCACAGATTGACCCAGCAACCGGCCAGCCGATGCCTATGCCGCCACCGCCGATGCTGCACGACGTGCAGATCAAGCGCGTGATAAAGGATGGCCGCATCCAGATCATGGCAGTGCCGCCGGAGGAACTGCTACTTGATCGGCGCGCTAGGTCTTTTGATGATGCTGGGATCATTGCCCACCGCATGATGGCCACAGTCGAGGAGCTGGTGGCTATGGGTTATGACGAGGACGAGGTGCGCGACAACATCACGTCCACTGACCTAGAGAGTAACCAGGAATACCTGGCACGCCAGCCCCTGTCTACTACCTTTGGTATGAATGACAGTAACAATCCGATGCAGATGCGCGTCTTGTACATTGAGGCGTTTTCGCGCATTGATTATGACGGAGATGGCATTGCGGAGCTGCGTAAGATTTGCTGCATTGGCTCTGGCTACAAGGTAGTGCGCAACCTGCCAGCGTCGTATATCCCGTTTGTTGACTTCCCCTGCGACCCCGAGCCACATACCAGCCCCCTGGAGGCGATGTCTATTTTTGATATCACTCACGACATCCAGGAGATCAAGTCGGAGATTCTGCGCAATACGCTGGATTCGCTGGCTCAAAGCATCCATCCGCGCACTGCGGTGGTCGAGGGCATGGTCAACATGGACGACGTGCTCAACAACGAGACGGGCGCCGTTATCCGTATGCGCCAGCCTGGGATGGTGCAGCCCTTTAGCAATCCATTTGTTGGCCAGGCAGCGTTCCCGATGCTGGACTACATCGACCAGATCAAAGAGGACCGCACCGGCATGAGCAAGGCCGCGATGGGTCTGAACGCTGATGCCTTGCAGTCGAGCACCAAGGCCGCGGTGGCCGCCACTATCAGCGCAAGCCAGGGTCGCATTGAGCTGACGGCACGTCTGATGGCCGAGGGCATGAAAAAGTTGTTCAAGGGCATATTGTTCTTGCTGGTGACGCACCAGGACAAGCCGCGCATGATTCGTTTGCGTAACGAGTTTGTGCAGATGGACCCGCGTGCGTGGAATTCTGCGATGGACGTGCATATCAATATCGGCCTGGGTAACGGCGACACCAACGAGCGCATCCAGGCTCTGATGATGATCTTAGGTAAGCAGCAGGAGGCTCTGACTCAGTTGGGGCCACAGAACCCGCTGGTAACCCCGTCTCAGTATTCCCATACCCTGCGCCAAATTGTGCAGCTATCTGGGTTTA